TCAGATCGCCTCCGCCGGAAATTCAAAACGTGCTACAATGCGCCTGCGCCACGGCATGCTCAGGGGGCTTTCAGTAACCCCGTGACCGCTGTAGGCATGGATAAAGCGCGCCTGCGGGCCGACCTTTGTCGCCATGCCCAAATGTTTCGCCACCGCCCCGCTGCGCATGCGAAACAGCAGCACGTCGCCGGGGGCTTCATCGGTCAGGGATTTCGCCGACAGGTGGCGCAATGCGGCCTGCCACAAGCGCTCCTCGCCCTGCGGCTCGGACCAATCCATCGAATAGGCAGGGATCGCCTCGGGCACCTGCCCGACGACCTCTAGCCAGACGCCGCGCAGCAGGCCCAGGCAGTCGCAGCCCGCCCCCTTGCGCGCCGCCTGATGCACATAGGGTGTACCGATCCATCCCCGCGCTGCTTCAACCACGGATGCCCCTCGCGCGATCATCGCAGTGATCCCCCGGTATTGCTGCCCGAGGATTTCGGCACCGCCATCATCCAATCCGCGCTCGGCAGATCGGGAAAGCCTTGAAAGTTCAGCAAGTTGTTGAATTTCAACCGGCAGGTCGCTTGGCGTTTGTCGCATCCAGCGATCAGTCGAAGCTGTTGCCCGGTGGCGACAATACCGCGTATCGGCTCCCACAGTTCGACCTCGCGCTGACCGTTTAACACGCGGTCGTGTTTGATGATCCCCCACAGCCCTGTCGCAGGGCCGTCTAGCACCTCAAGCCGCCCTCGCGCGAACCACCCATCCTCAAACCCGCCGATGCCATCCCAGCGAAACACCCGCCCGTCGTGGTGGTCCTCGGCGGCCAAGGTGACCGTATAGCCCGCAGTCGCTAGATCGAACCCGCAGGCCGCATTCCCCAGCACCGCCGTGCAGGGCTTCTGAAACACCCGCCCCATAGGCCGGTTCAGCGCCTCGGTCAGCCCGCGCAGCTCCGCCCGAAAGGCCCCACCGGCGCGCTGCATCTCACCGATACTGCCCCGAAAGATCACGCATCGCGCGGTCACATCGGCCCAGTTCACCCGCCAGCACCGCACGTCCGCCCCATCAAAGCGCCCCTGCTCGATCTCGTCTTCGCGGATTGCGTCATCGCTCAGCGCGCCCAGCGCCTCTGTATTATCCACCGACAACCCCGTGCTCTGCGCCAAAGCCCGCGCGCTAAGCCCGCTGTCTGCCCGAAATTCCAGCCCGTCAAAGGCCAGCGGCCGGTCGTGATCGGTGAAAGCCAAAGTCACACCGTCCCGCCGCTGGATCGCCCAAGCATAGCACAGCGTCGTTAGACCCGTCCGCGCATGGGTCAACAACGCGCTCTTATCCGCGCCGTTCATACCCGCACCTCGATCACGGGCACATCAGGCACCTGCCCCGCTTGAAAGCTTGCGACACTGACCAGAATGCGGTCCGTGTCAAACCGCACGGGCACGTCGAATTCATAGCCGGCAGAGACCTGCATATCGATGTCCGGCGCATGGGCAAATTGAATGACCCCGGTGCTTAGATCGACGTGATAATCGCTCCCCTCTTGTAGGGCATCCTGCTCTATCCCCACCCGCACCGTTCCGGCAACAGGCTTGGTGATTGGCCGCAGATAGCTGTGTCCACCAGAGGCATAGGTCTTCACCAACTGGTATTCCGTCCTCACACCATCCCCGTACCCGAGGTTCTGATCCTCGAACGCGACACCGACAGAGGAAGCACAGGATTTAAAGTCAGCCCAGTCCTTCCAGCGAAACCCGTACATCTGTCCCATACGTGCTTCAAAGAACCCCGTAAGCGCCTGGACATCATCGATAGACCGCATACCTAACCCCGCATCATAGACACGACGGGAATGGGCCCAGGCCGTGTTGCGTTCCTCGTACCCGTTGGCAAGGGTCACAACATCTGTACGTCGTTGTGGCCCCCCTAAAGATCCAAAGCTAAGGCCGGGCGGAAATCTGACATCGTGGAAATTCATAGGTTTGCTCCCTTAGCGGTTTCGATTGCCACTGCTTAATGCACGGCTCAGCTGAGCGGCGATCTGGCTTTGACTGCGCTGGAACCCCTGCACATCGGGGGTGGCGATATTCATGACCACGGTCGGCCCTCCGCCTCCGCCACCTTTGACACCCAGCTTGCCGTCCGGCCCCCGTGCCAGTGGCATGATTGCTTCCGGCCCCGCTTCGCCCATCAGCCCCATCCCCCCGCGCATGCCAAAACCCGTGGCGGTGCTGACAATTCCCCCTTGGGCAAAGGGCGTCACCCGCCCCTGCGAGAACGGCGCTCCGTCCGCAAAGGGCAATATCCCCTGCATCAGCGATCCCACCCCCTGACTGATCAGCCCCCCCACATGATCTGTGACCGGTTTCATCGCCGCGCTATAGGTCGTGCTCACCATGGACCGTGCCACCGTCGACAAAGCGTCGGACAGCTTCATCCCGTCAAAGGCAACGCCGTCAAATGCCTTGCGCAAGCCGCGGCTCAGCCCTTTCTCCAGCGTGGCGACATCCTTGCCCGTCGCGGCCAAAGCACTCCGCATGCGCCGCAGCTCGGTATCGAAACCGGCAACCAGCGACTGAGTTAGGTCAAGCGTGCCGTTCAACCGTTCCGCTCCGTCCTCCAGTGCGTCGAATGTATCATCCTGTGCCATCAGTCTTCCTCTCTCTCCCTATCGGGATAAGCCGCCATCAAGGCCGCCAGCCCATCCCCCAGCAGCGGTGCCTGCGCCGTCTCACCCCCCAGCATCAGCTGAAGCTCTGCTGGGGTCAGCGCCCAAAAAGCATCGGGCGTGAGATGCAAGCCTCTCAGCCCCGCGCGCATCAAGGCGGGCCAGTCCATGCCCTGCGCTGTCTCTATCCCCGCATTCACAGCCCTACGCTCATACCGGCACCACAAACGCGCGCGCCAAAAGCTCTGCCGCCGCTTGTGCAGCGATCACCGGTCCGCCCTCGATCTCGGCCTGTGCCAGCGTCTCGGCGCTGACCTCGGCCCCCCCTGCACGCAGCCCTGCGGCAAGCAGCAACAGCACGTCCCGACTGCTGAACCCCTTCCCCTCGAAACGTTCGACCAAAGCCACCAGTGACGGCTCTTCCAGCGCATCCTCCAGCTCGGCCAATGCACCCAAGGTCAACCGCGCCACGCGCCGCTGCCCGTTCACCACCAGCACCACATCTCCTCGCCACCGGTTCACCATCCCCTAGTTCCCACCCTGCGGTGCATCATCAGTATCGGCGGTAAAGCTCAATTGCCCCGCCGATTGCAGGCTCAGCTCATAGGTCGCCTCCCCATTGAGCGACCCGCCGTATTCGATCGCGGCCACCTGAAACGGGCCCTCGATGATACCGAAACTGGGGATCACGATCTGAAAGTCCGGCGTCAGCCCGTCAAAGAACAGCTGCCGCGCCCGTTCGTCCGTCCCGGCATCGCGAAACACGCCCGACCCGCTAATCGCCGCAGATCGCACACCGGCCCCCGCCAGCAGCTCTCGCCACCCCCCGTCACTATCAAGCGAGGTCACCTCCACTGGCTCCGCATTGAAACTCACCCGCGTCGCACGCAGGCCGGCGATCGTCTCGAACTGACCATCGCTTGTCATGTCCACCTTAACCAAAAGGTCTTTTCCCGCTTGAACAGCCATATCCACTCTCCTGATAATTTCCTGAAACTCCGGCTCAGCCGTCCTGAACCCGTGCCTTGAACCGCATCTCTATCTGTCGACGTGCATCCGCCCCGACCTGACGCGCCACCGCCCGCTCGAACCTCAGGCTGACCAAATGCCCCCGGCTCAGGGCAAACCGCCCGCCGACCAGCGCATCACTCACCGCGGTCGCGACCTGTTTTGCTGTGGCAAACCCCGCGTGATGCGTCACCACGACAACCGTGAACCGATGCTCGGCCCCGCCGCCTGTCCCGTCAGAGGCATCGCGCACCGCTTCTGCCCCTAACTGCACATAAAGCGCAGGCACCTCACCCGCCGGAGCCGCGTCAAAAACCGCATCCCCCACCAGCGCCGTGACCGCCTGATCTGTGCGCAGCACACCAAAGACGGCCTGCTGTAGTGCAAACCCCATGCCATAGCTCATACCGCCACCTCCTCATGGGTCAGGCAGGACAGATACCGCCCCTTTGCGTCTTGTTCGGCCACAGACTGGATCTGATAGACCCGCGCGCCCTCGCGAAACCGCTGCTGGGGCAAGGGGCGGGCCGGATCGCCCACAGGGGCACCGCGTACCGTCACCACATAAACCCCGCGACTGACCGCGATACCGCCCTTGCCCAATCGCCGCCCACGCCGTGCTGTGACATCCGCCCACAGTTCACCCACCCGCACCCATGTCCGGCTCTCTCCGCCCGCCCCGTCCGGCTGTGGCACCTGCGCCTCCAGCACCAAGCGGCGGTTCAACGACAGCCGGCTCATGCGCGTGCCCCCAAGCCGATCCGCAGCGGGCGGTAGCGTTCAATCAGACTGCTTACGCCAAAGGGCATACAGCCGTCGCCCAACCGCGTTTCGTGGCGATACTCATAGTAATGCGCCGCCAGCATCAGCACGGCCTGCTGCAAATCCGCAGGCACCGCGCCCCAGCTTTGCCCAAGCCCGGCCTCAAAAACGATCTCGACCGATCCCTGTGGTGGAATGAAGGGCAGCATTGCCCCCGACGGTTTCAACAGCGGCACCTGCATGTCCCGCACCAACCAATACCGCTGCGGCTCGATCACCGTCGCCAGCGCATCCCGCGACACCACCGTAACGCTCACAATCTCCCGCACGGGTGCCACTGGCAAAGCCTGCGCCTGCGTGTCTTTCCACTCCTGCAAAGTCAGCGCGAACTGTCGCGTGATCAGAGCCTTGCCCGTGCGTGCCTCTATCGCTGCGATGGCTGCGCGCAAAAATCCCGCCAGCACGGGCTCTTGTACCGTCTCAGTGCCAAAGCCGCTGCCCATCCGCAAATGCGCCTTGAACGGCTCTAGCGGCAGATCGGCCTCCGCCACCCCTGTCTCTTCGATCAACATCTCATCGCTCCAAATCTAGCCCGCCAAAGCCCCCCGGACGCGCACCCCGACTGCATCGCTCGGTCGGAGGCAGCAGCTAGGCAATGCACCCGGCGCATCGTCGCGCGCCCGGGGGTGAGGGCCGGACATCACCGGCCCCCCCGTGTTCGACCCCGCGCCTTACGCGGTGCCGAATTTCAGCAACTTGATCGCGGCGAAATCGCTCACGTCGCCACCCACCCGTTTGGTTGCGTAGAACAACACATGCGGTTTGGCGCTAAAGGGATCGCGCAGAATACGCAGGTCTGGCCGCTCCGCCACGGTGTAACCGGCAGCAAAATCCCCGAACGCGACCGAAAATGAATCCGCTGCCACATCGGGCATGTCCTCGGCCACCAGCACCGGATAGCCCATCAGCCGCGCGGGCTGGCCCTGCGTCATGCCGTCCGACCACAAGAACCGCCCGTCCAGATCCTTGAGCTTGCGCACGATACCGGCCGTCTTCGAGCTCATGACAAAGCTCGCCTGCGCGCGGTACTGCGCCCCAAGCGCATAGACCAGATCAACCACCGCATCCGCCGTGATTTCCCCCGCGACGCCGGTGGGCACATAGCCCAGGTTGCCCCATTCCCAGATCACATTGTCGACCGTGGCATGGGCGAGAAACCCCTTGGGCTTGTCGATCCCGTCGCCGTGGATAAAGGCCGCAGCCTCGGCCCGCGAGAATTTGTCGGCAATCCGTCCGGCCAGCCAGGCCTCGATGTCGAACGCACTGTCATCCAGCAACCGCTGCGACGCTTTGGGCAGCGCGCTTAACTCGTGCAACGGGATGGTGATCCGGTCGATCTGCGGCGTGTCGGTCTCTGACACGGCACCCGTCTCTGTTGCCCAACCGGCCCCCACGTCGGCATGGTCCACCAGCACATCGTAGGACGTCGCCTCCACCTGCACGACCGACGCGATAGCGCGGATCGACGCCGTGGCATTCAACACCGACTTCACCCGATCCGACGTCTGTGGATCCACCAGATAGCCGCCATCCGAATTCACCGCCGCCGACAGCGCCTTGCTCTCCAGTTCAAGCCCCCGCAACCCGTCGTCGTCGCCATTGCGGATATAGGCCTGCAACGCTTTCTGATGCGGCGCGCCCGTCTCTACAGCCCCCGCCAAAGGGGTCCGCGCCGGCAAAGTCATCTTTCGATCCAACATAGTCATTCGCTCTTCTGTTTGTTGCAACTTGGTCGTCATCTCGTCTTGAAACCCTTTGAAATCATGCACAAAACCACTCACCGCGCGGCGCATCTGCTCCACTGCGCCGTTTCGCTCAGCATCCGTGTCATCCACTGTCTGCGCCATCCGCTCACCCTCCGTTCCGGTTTAAATTCTGCCGTGCCTCGTCAAAGACACCTGCCATGCCGCGCAAGACCTCTCCGACGGCGATGAAATCCCCCTTCGCCGCAACCCGCGCGGTGGGGAGCATGGGAAACGTCACCAGCGACACCTCCCACAGATCAAGCGTCTGCAGCACACGTTGGCCCGCGTCATTCTTGGCCGCACGCAGGGTGCGATAGCCGATGCTCAGCCCGTCAATCGCCCCCGCCTCGATCAGAGCCGCCGCCTCGCGTCCCCGTGCCACACTGTCCAGCAGCCGCCCCTTGACCCAGAGGCCGCGCGCGTCTTCGCGCAGTTCGTCCCACACCCCAATGGGCTGGGCCGGATCATGCTGCCAAAGCATCTTGATCCGCCGACCCGCTTCCCCGGCAGCCGCCAGCGACGCGCCGTAAGCCCCCCGCGCCACCAGATCGCCGCCCTGATCGACGCGGCCGAAAAGGCTGGCATAGCCGCTGATCTCGAAGCCGCCCTCCACCACAAGCCCCTCGTCAAACCGCGCGAACTTATGCTCCAACCCGCCGCCCATGTGGGGCAAACCTCTCCCGTTCTCCGACCCGAGGCCGAAGCGCATGCCATCTTCCATGACACCCTCCCTTGCGTTCAAATTGCTACGGCGCGACCACCAGAAACGACTGCACCGCCTGCGCCAAAATCACTGCGACCACACCGTAGACGGTCAACCACAACCGCCGCTCCAGCCGCTCCATCATCTCTTCCAGCCGGTCCAACCGCTGCAAAAGGTTCTCGTGGTGGATCGCACTCACCCTCTCATGCGCCTGCAACCGCAAGCCCGGCGCACATTCAAACCGGTCAAAGCCCATTTCCTCACCCATCCGCCGCCACCGCTGGCAGCCCCAACAAAGACCGCTTTTCCGCCTGCGTCAGAAAATCGGCCCCCGCCACCCGCGCCCATTGGGCATCGCGCTCCTGCGCCAAGGCCGACACCTGATCCAGATCGGGCTTCAACGTCACCGCCTCATTCGTGAATCCCGCCAGCCAAGCCCCAAGTGCGGCCGCAACCCGCGTGGCCAATGGCAACACCGTCAACCGATAGAACGCCCGATGCGCCTCTTGGTAATTGGCATAGGTCGCATCTCCCGCGATCCCCAACAGCATCGGCGGCACACCAAACGCCAACGCCACTTCCCGCGCCGCGGCCTCTTTGGTGCGGTGAAATTCCATATCCGACGGCGAGAAACCCATCGGTTTCCAATCAAGCCCGCCTTCCAGCAACATCGGTCGCCCCGCATTGCGAGCGCCCTGATGGTGGCTCTCCATCTCGCTCACCAAACGGTCGTACTGGTCGTCGCTCAGCTTGCCCTGCCCTTCGGCCCCGCGGTACACAATCGCCCCCGAGGGGCGCGCTGCGTTGTCCAACAGCGCCTTGCTCCAGCGCGACGCCGCCGCGTGCACGTCCAACGCCATTGCCGCCGCCTGCATCGGGCTAAAGCCATAATGATCGTCCTGCGGGTGAAAATTCTTGATGTGACAGATCGCGGCCGTATCCCCTGAGACGTCAAACCGGTGCTTGCGCCCGCCGACGGCATATTCATAGGCCACCGGCCAGCCATCCGCCCCTGGCACCACCGACATGCGATCCGACCGCAAAACATGCAGCTCCGATGGCACCGGGCCAGCCCCAACCGCCTCGATATACCCGTTCCCGGTCAACAGCAGCTGCGCATAGAGCGCCTCCAGCAGCTCTGCCCGCCCCTGCGCTCCGTTTGGCCGTGCCACCAGCTCCAGCAGTGGGTGGGTCTCGAACCGTTGCTCTGCATCCTGCAACACCAAGGGCAACGCCGCCGCGGCCTCGGCAATCAGCTTGACCGAACGAAAGCCGACAGGGTTGCCGCAAAAGCCGGTGCGCGTCAGGCTGACGACGTCGCGCGGGCTCCAGGCCACGCGCCCGCTGGTCTGATAGGCAACGACAGGCCCAGCGGCAGAGGCTTTCGTCTGCGCAACCGCCTCTACCGCCCCCCGTTTGAGAAAATCAAAAACCATGCCGCTGCTCTCCCTGCTCATTGACCGCCCCATGAAAATCTCACCAATCCCTTAACGCCGCCCGACCAGACCGAACGCAGCTCTCGCAACACCGCTTCATTTTGCCGGTTAAACTCTCCCCGAAGGGCCGTTCTCCTCCGCGAACCGCTCACAACCCGCGCACCCCGGGCATCCGCCACCGCGCCGCAGGCTCGATCATCAGCTCGTGCAGCGCCCAGACCAGCGCATCCACGCGGTCCGGCGATCCGCCGCCCTCGTACCCCCGCGCCGTCATCCGGCACATCTGGTCCTCCAGCGCGTCCAATCCCGCGACATGGCCCACGCGGCCCTGCTCGTACAACGCAGCCACAGGCTCTGCCCGCGCGACCTTCCCGCGGCTGGCGTGAACGGATTTGACCGGCACCAGCGGATCGACCTGCCGCAAGACCTCCACCACCATCTGCCCGCCTTGATTGACCTCGGCGACCAAGCGGTCCGCGCCGAACTGCTCCATCGCGCTGATCGCGGCCCGCGCCCAAGCCGACGGGGTCGCCCCCTGCACCGTGCAATCGGCCAGCACCACCGCACGCCAGTCCTGCGGCGGGCCTTGCGTCTGCGCGCCCACAACCACAATCCCGCATTCATCCGACCCTGCTCCGGCGGTCGTGGCAGGGTCCAGACCCACGACAATGCGGTCCAGCACGGGCACATCCCGCACCCGGCCCGCTTCGATCATTTCCGACGTCCAAAGCGCCCCTTCCGCATCCGCCAGCAACACGCCATCCAGCTCCTGACGCCCCAGCCGTGTCCCGCGATACCGCGCGCGCACCTCCTCCAGAAACGACCCCGCAAGGTTTGCGGCATTGGCCTCCGTCGGCGCATGGGTGGTCACGGTCGATGGCGACGCTAGCAAGGCCTTTAGCACGCCGACATTGCGCGGTGTCGTGGTCACGCACACGCGAGGGTCATCGCCGAGGCGTAACGCAAACTGCAGCTGGTCCCACGTCTCTTCGGCCTTCTTCCATTTCGCCAACTCGTCTACCCACGCCGCATCAAATTGCGGCCCGCGCAGCCCTTCGGGGTCATGCGCGGTATGAACCGTCGCCACGGCACCATTGGGCCAGACCAGCCGCTTGCGCGTCGCCTCCCAGTCCGGTCGCCGATCCGCAGGCGAACACGCCAATATCCCGCTGTCGCCAAAGATCATCACTTCGCGCACCTGCTCTATCGTCTCGCCCACCAGCGCTACACGCCTGCAGCGCCCCGCATCCAGGGGCCGCGACCCTTCGACCTGCGCACGCACCCATTCCGCGCCCGCGCGTGTCTTGCCCGAACCGCGCCCGCCCATGATCACCCAGGACCGCCAGTCACCTTCAGGGGGTAGCTGATGCGGCATCGCCCAGAACTCGAACAAAAAAGGGAGAGCCAAAAGCTCTCCCTCATCCAGATTATTCAAGAACCGGTCTTGCACCGCAACATCGGCGGAGCCGATCCAGCTTGCACCCGATGTCAGCCCGCGCCTGCTCCATGTCCAGCGCGTATCCGCCTCGGGCAATGCCCACTTGTCTGTTTCTGCACTCATTCAGATAGGTCTCCACTTTGACGCAGGTCGCCACCATGCCACTGGCTTTTCCCAATGCTTTCGACGCTGCTGTTTCGTTTATTTCCTCCCCGGATCGGGCTTGTTTTCTCAGGCTCTCTATCTCGCGGCGCAAATCACGGATCGCGGTCTGCAACGCCTGAAGCTGCTCTTGGCTGGCAGCAATTTCTTGTTCCGGGGTATTCATCGTCAT